AGCTTTCGGTTAAAGAAGCTCTACATCATGGCTCCTATGTCTCGGAAATCGTCTGGGATCGGAGAATCAAGTTCTTTGATGGATCCAAGGTGGAAAACTCAGCCGCCCCGGTTTGGAAGCCCTATTCCATGTGGAACAGCTATCCGGACACGTCCCCCTCTGTAATCGGTACGGATCTTTATTACACGGGGACCATGATTCTTGTTGATTATATGCCCCTGCATCTCCTGAAAGAGATTGCCCAGGGCGATGGGTTCATGCCATCCCGCCTATCGAAGATTTCAAAGCGGAAGAACCATAATAAGTTCGTAGAGACTGATGATATAGAAATCATCCGTCTAAAGGGCGATGTTCTGATCCCCCGAGGGGATGGGGATATCTACCTGCCAAATTCCGAAGCATGGTTGGCGAATGATGTTCTGATCTATTTCAAGGAAGGGGAATTGCCTTTCCCGAATGTCATTTATTCTGGTTACGAGCGTATGGATGTTCGCGACCCGTACTATACCTCGCCCCTGATCAAGCTGTCCCCGATGCACAAGCTAACATCGGTGCTGGCGAATAAGTATATCGATAATGTCGAGCTTCGGATTCAACCGCCGATTGTCTATGACGGCAATGATCCGCAGTTCATTATGGACGGTGGACCAAGAATTTACCCCGGTGCGCGGAATGCCACGAAGGGTTCCGCATCCTTCCAGGAAGTCAAGATAGGCGAGCCCGAGCAGGCATTGCAGGGCCTTCAGCTAATGATTCAGCAGCTTCAGCAGGGGACCGGGGTTAATGCGATCCGTGCCGGTGCGGGCCAGGATGTTTCGGACAAGACGGCAACGGAGATTCAGGCAACAGAAGCGAAGGCCGAGATTCGCACATCGGAGTTCGTTGATAAGTAGGAAAGGCACGCTTTACGCCCATTCCTGTATATGCAGCATCTTCTAAACCTGAAGCATCTTGAATCCTATAGCTTCTACAACCCGGAGATGGATTCTCCAGACTTCATGCGGGCCACCAAAACGGACCTTCCTGAAGAGGTGCATTTCGAGGTGGTCGGTTCGCGTGGCGTTCTGGGAGAGCGGCAGCGTTCGCAAAGGGTTTCAGAGGTTACGGCTTTCCTGCTGAGCAATCCATTAACTCAGGACATTCCTGATACACGGAAGCTCTCAATCCTCGCCTATCAGGATGCTGGTCTTAAAAATCCGGAGTATTACCTGAACAACCAGGATGGCGAAGACCCGAAAGTTGCCCAGATCAAAATGCAGGCTGAGGAAGCTATACAACAGCTTCAACAGGAGTGCTCCAAGCTTAAAGAAGATCTGGCTATTGCCAAATCCGTTAACTTCGCTCGTGTCGAGGAGGCCAAGGTGGTTGCCGAGACTCGTGGTGAAGTCGAGCAATTCAAGGCTGAACGACAGATGGAAGTGGTTCAATTCAAGGCCGAGCAAGAGGCATTGATTGATAAATTCAATGCCCAGCTAAAGGCCAGTGAAGACGGCCGCAAGGCCGATATGCACATGCTTAAAGCCTCGCTTGATCAATTGAAGGCAGGCCGGGAAGTGGAGCGGGAAGATCGGACCATGAATGTCATTGATTCGTCTGCCGCCAGGCCACTGGAAACGATTGGTCAGGCCATCTCCCAAATGGCTGAAGCCATCAAGAACAATAACGAAGTCCTGAATAACGTTGTGCAGACAATCAGCAAACCCAGGGATATCAAGTTGAATCGTGATGCAAACGGCCGTCCGGTCGGGGCGACTTCAACGGTTCAATAATGAGTCTTTACAACTTTAAAGACGACCCGAATTTTCAAGCTGTACTCAAACGAATCTTAGCCGCGCGGCCGGTCGTACCGGCACACAATCCGGAGAAGGACAACACGGAAGTCTGGAAAGCCAAATCGGCTATGCAACGCGGCTTCGATATCTGGTTGAGTATTTTGAAAATTGACCCCCAGAGCATTCCGCCAGCGGGGAACGAGGAGAAGCAATGAGTGAAGAACAAGAACAACAGAGTTCTGAACCTGTTGAAACAGTAGAAACACAGCAGCCTGAAACGCCAACTCTTGAGGATATCGCCAAGAAGTATGGTGTGGAAGAGCAGATGCAGAATTTCACGGCCCAGCCGCAAAGAGAAACCCAGCAAACGCAGATCCATGCCCCATCTGTACCCGATCCGGTAACGGACTTGGAAGGATGGAATCGTTACCAGCAAACGAAAGCCGCCGCTGAAAACGTCCTGATTGGGACGATTCGGGAGCTTTCCGAGAAGGTAACGAACATGGAGAAGTCATCTGCCCAGCAGGCCCTTAATGCGGATGTGGATAAAGCGGTCAGTTCGGTAGGAAAAGACCTGGACCTGGATAAGGATCTCATCGAGTTTCATTTAAACAAGAAGTACGATTCTGATCCTGTATTCAAGCGTCTATGGGACAGTCGCGCCACGAAGCCAAAGGCTTTGAATGAAGCACTCTCCGTTATTCGCGGAGAAGTCATTAAAAAGTACAGCATCAAGGCAGACCCCCAGTTGGCAGAAAACTTCCGAGCGGCCAAATCATCTCAAAAGGCCATGCAGCAGTCTCGTAAAGAAGATGGACAAAACGAATCCATTATGAAAATGGACGACGCCGAGTTTGATCTTTGGTCATCGAGGGTAAAGCAGGGCCTCGCATAACGAGGAAAATAATAAATGGCTCTTGCAGTCAGTAACTTTGGCAGCAACATTCCAGCACCAGTAAACAACGTTTACATGCGGGAACTGTTGTCTGCGGCCCGGAAGACGTTGCCGTTCTTCAATGCAACGAAACCCGGTATGTTGGAGAAAAAGAGCGGATCAATGACCGTCAAATGGCGGCGCATTGAGAACCTCGCCGCCGTAACCACGGCTCTTTCCGAATTGTCGGCAGGTTCGACGCTGGCATTTGGTGTGGGTCGTACCACGGTTAATCCCACGATTCAGGATATCACCAAAGCGGTTGCCAAGTACGCCAACGGCATCATCACCACGGAAGAAGTTGACTTGTTCAACATCTCCCCCATGGGGATGGCGCTGATGGAAACGCTTGGCGCCAATGCCGGTGAATCGCTGAATAGCGTTGCACGCCTTGAGTTCGACAACGCCACGCAGATCCGTTACGCCTCTTCGGCGGCTAACAAGTCTGCGGTGGTCGCGGAGATGAAGGCGAATGACGTGAAGTGGGCGGTTAACAAGCTCCAGCGTAATTCGGCCCAGAAGATTTTCTCTCAGGGAACGGGTTCAAAGAATATCAACACGGCAACGGTTCGCTCCAGCTTTGTTGGTATCTGCCACCCGGACGTTGAGGAAGATGTTCGTGGTCTTACCAACTTCATTGGTGTTGAGCAGTACGGTGGTTATACGGAAACCCTGGTAGGGGAGTTCGGCGCTGTCAATGGCGTTCGGTGGATTTCGAGTGAAATCGCACCCATCGAAACCGGCGCTGGCACGACCTCCACGTCCAATGTTTTCCGTGGAACCTCGGTCGATACCAACGACCTGTATACCTCCTACATCTATGGTAAGGATGCGGTGGGTACGGTCGGTCTGGGTGCTCGTTTTGGTACATCGGTCTACAAGATGTACGAGAACACGGAGCCCGCGATTGAAATGATCCAGCATAGGCCCGGTTCGTCGGGTGTTGCGGATCCCTTCAACGAAGTGGGAACCATCGCCTGGAAGGCTTGGCATGCGACGAAGATCCTTGACGGTCGTTATCTGGTCAAGGTCATCACGCTTGCTAAAGACTTGACGTAACTATAACAACAACAAAGCAGTGATTAGGGGGCCTTCGGGCCCCCTTCTTTTTGGGAGCTTATGGCTACGTTCATCGATGGGGTAAATCGCTTATTCCGGATTAACGGAATTATCAAGGGCGACGACGATACGATCACGACCTTTTCAGATACCCAGCATGCTTCGGATATCGAATTGGCGAAGATTGCCGTTCAGGACGAGTTATCGGAAATCATTTCTGATCGCCTGATTCCATACGAGAAGACGACAAATACCATCACGCTTGTGGCAGGGACACGTTCCTATGCCTTGCAATCGGACTTTATAAGATTCTTTGGGTCGAATCCCGCTTTCTACGATTCGACGGACAATAACCGTATCTATCAGATCAAGGGCGGGGAAGATGCCCTGAAAGACATTGACTACCAGTACAAGACCGCCACAGGCGCCCCCAATGGTTGGTACTGGGATAATACGACAACGAAGAAGGTTGCTTTCTGGTACGTGCCGGATTCGTCCTATGACAGTCGATCGCTTTCCTATGACTATGAAGCATCGGTCATGGTTGAAAACTCAACCGATACGCTTCCTTTTCATACCAGCGAAGAGGTCTACGCCTTTGTCTCCATGGCCGCTAGACGGTTTTTCTTCATGCTGTCACAGCAGCCTTTGGGGCTTTTGACGCAAGACGCGACCTACAACAACGCCAAATCGAGGCTTTACAACCTGTTAAGACCAGAGAACCCGCCTTCGCAATACGGCAAGAGCTATGGC